ATACTTCATTAGGTCTAGACGCAACAAAAGCACCGGAAGGAGACCCAGCAATATCATCAATCTCAGTAATGCCTGTAGGATCAACTCCTTGCCAGAATAAAGAGGCGGCAGAAATACCATTAATAAGTCCTTCAGTAAAACCCTCTAAGGATTTGATGTCACCTATCAAGTCTTCGCAATGAGATCTAGCATAGTTTTCACCAGGAATACCAGACCATCGCAGTAATATATAAGGTGATACTGTATACTCACCACCCTTAATAGAGTTTCCATCGCTATCTTGTTTGGTTAGGATGTGTTTATCATCTTTAATAACAACACGATTAAATATTTCCTTATATCCTTTCTTGTTATCATAGCCTTCCGAAGAAGAGATTAAAGCATCGTCGCTACTTAATGATTCAGGTAAGGTTTCAAACTCACGATAAATAAGTTCTTCTACATCTCCATATACACTACGGCGGCATACATAATTATCGAGACGAAGAATTCTAAATTTCATATCGTCTTCCATAATAATTAAAACATCACCAACAATAATAAGATGTTGTAATGCTTGATATATAATCTCTCTGAGATTGCCACTAGATAGTTTGGTATATACTTGCTCGCTTAGGTTATTGAGAAAACTGGAAACTTCTATTTCTGGTTCAGAACCAGTACCCATCTCAAACTTAAAAAAAGGCATATCATTCAGGGGTAGTAGGGCTGAAAGCATACGACTAGCCATAGCCGTAACACCTCTAGCTGCTACTGAGCTAAATGGTTGAGGCAACTGATGTTGTTCAGTCCATCCGTCAGGAGGCATTATAGAAGGTACAGATAAAGAAGCACAGTATCGTGCTCTCTCTAGCTTATTAGTTCTTAATGCATCTAGTGTTCGGAATCTGTTGGCTATATTAGTCATGTTATTCAGGTCTCATATAATCATCGTCTTCTTCGCCTTCACCTATGAACTCTGTACCATAAGCTAGGGAAGCAAACATATCTGCCATAGTTGTATCTACATCCTGTGGTTCTTCTAAGGTTTCAGATACTTCAGCACCTTCTGTCTCTTGTCTTTCAAGTTCTTCAAGTCTAGCTGCTTCTTCTTGTTTAGCAAAACTTCTTTGTGATTCTTCTCTAGCCATTCTTTGCTGTTCTTGCGTATTAAGAAACTCTCTTTGTTCTTCATCCCTTATTCTAGCGAACTCATTTTCTTTTTCTAGTAAGCTTTCTCTTTGTTCTGCTGTCATACCACCAGTAACTGTTGGTGCGCCTCCAAATAATCCACCCATTATTTCATCCTCCTCTTAAGTCTTATTGATTGACGTTTTCGTCTTCGCCAAGCACTTTTTCCACGGCTAGTAGTAGGAAGAGGAATACTTCCTCTTTCATCTACAATTCCAGTTACCCGCATTCCAGTTTTACCTAACTCAGAAATTTTTAACTGATGCTTCCTTCTTGAAACCATCATATCAGCTCTAAGTTTTCTTTGTTTTTCTTTAGATAGTTTTAAGAATGCTGCTCTTTCTGCTGCCATCTTAGCTTCATAGGCTGCTATTTGATCATCTATTTCTTTTTGTCTACGAGCAGCCTCTTTAGCAGCAGCAGCATCAGCTGCTCTTTGTGCCTTTGCAGCATCTCTTTCCGCTTTTTCTCTTAGATATTCTCCAGTAATTACTTTAACTGCCTTTGTAGCTGGCTTAGCAACGGATATAACAACATCTGCAGCAGCTTTAGGTATCTTTGTAACTACTTCAGATATTTCCTCAAGTACGGGTTCAACTACTTTTTTAGCTACCTTAACAATAGGTTTTGCTATAGGCTTAACAACTTTTCTAGCTACAAATCTAGCAACGGGTGTAACAGCTTTCTTTGTAACTGGCTTAGCAACGGTTGTAACAACATCTGAAGCAGCTTTAGGTACCTTTTTAATTACTTCAGATACTTCTTCGAGTACAGGTTCAACCGCTACTTTAGCTACCTTAACAACAGGCTTTGCTATAGGCTTAACAACTTTTCTAGCTACAGTTCTAGCAACAGGTGTAACAGCTTTCTTTACAACTGGTTTAGCAACTGTTGTAATAACATCTGCGGCAGCCTTAGGTATCTTTGTAGGTATCCTCATTACTGGTTTAACAACAGGTTCAACAACCTCAGTAACAACTTTCTCAACAGGCTTCATAACTTTTTTCATGAATGAGGTTATGCCACCCCTACTTCTCCTGTTCCGTGCTCTTCGTGCCATGTCTTCTTTTTGGGATTCCTTTACAGCCTCATCCCAAGTAACACTTGGATCTGCTCTCATCTTTGCTCTTGATTTAGCAGTTATTTTTGCTTCATAGCTCTCAAGCCTCTTTAATCCCCTACCACCCGTCATTCCAACATCACCACCACCTTCTCTCCATCTTTTTAAATCTACTCCCGTTAGAATCTGTTCTTTGCCAGTTTTTTTTAAGATGGGTAGAGATTTATATTCTCTTTTACCGATTCCCTTTGGATCAGCAGCAAATTGTAATTCTTCTAGTTTCTCTTTTTCTTTAGTCGAAAGTGACGCAGCCTTCATAATCCTATAATGACGCTGACGCAGCGATCGATTCGCAGTTCTATCTCTAGCAGCTTTAGCTTTATCAAATCTTTGTTTTTTTTGCAAAAGTGGTTGTATTTGTTTTTCCAGAGATTTTTTAGAAACATCTTTATACTTTTTGGAAACAACTTCTCGTCTTTTTTCTGAGGCTTTACTCGTATATTTTTCTTCGAACAGTTCTTTTTTAAGTGTTGCAGCTATTAATGCCTTCGCCTTAGCATACCTTGCTCTATACTGAGTTCCAGAAATGCCACCTCGCTTTAGTTTCCTTGCAGGATACTTTGCATTTAGTTTAGCCATAGAGTCGTCTGCTCTTCCTTGTGCACCAAGTTTAGCTCTTCGTGCAGTTTCTTTGGCAGATTGTTTTCTGTTATGCCTAAATTCTGGATACCCAGTTTCAGGATTGATTTGATTATCTTCATTGCCAACTGTATACTGCTCTATGTCAAGACCATCTTCTTCGAATAAGGATCTTAGTCTATCTCTGTCTGCTTTCTTTTTGAGTACTCCTGATGGTACAACTGTTTCACCTTGAGCAAGGTGACCAATAAAACTATCTTCATCACGACCAGCTCTTTCTAGCTGAGTACTATCACCTTCCCACGTAGCACCTTCTGGATCACCACCATCATGACCAGGATCACCCTCATGAATATTATATCCAAATATTTCTTTAAACCTAGCATCACCCTCATCAACCAGTTGTCGGCGAAGTCTTTCCATTCCCTCTTCTCTAGCAATTTCGATCCACGGTCTGTTTTTCTCCTTATCTATAATTCTTTGCTCCGCTTTTTCTAGTCTTGCTTGAAGGTCGTCATATACCGGATCTCCTGGTGGCATTAGTTTTCCCCTTAGTTTGTAAACTGATTATGTGTTCAATAGTGTTAATGACTTCTATTTGACCACCTCTAAATATGGCTTCATTAGTAAACTCAACTGAGTTTTCCCCCTGTTTATACTCAACTGGAGGATACTTTTTTCTTAGAAACTTTACTAGATCTTGGTCTAGTAGTGGTAGGTTTTTCCATTCCATCTGAATCTTTTCCTTCTATTTTTAATAGCCTTTGATCTATGTCCTTTAGTACTAGTAACATTTCTGCAGGTAAAACCATAGCATTAAGTCTCATCTTTCTATATACTGTTTCAAGATTGTGAATCATAATATTAATTCTCCGTAATGTCTACAACTTCACATGATCCGTTTACACAAGCTAGACTGTGTGAATTAACTGTTGTATCTTCTTGTTCCCAATTGCTGAGCTCAGACCAATCAATAGAGTGTGGCATCAGCTCAATCATTTCTTCGTAACACTCTTTATCTATAACTTCAAAAGGTGCTTGATCATATACATGATCTACATGTGGTAGGAAGGATATACCTGATACCCAATCCCAATTCTTCCATACCCATTGACCTATCTCCATAAAGTTTTCATCTATATAGTTTACTGTAACACTAGGCTTATGTTCACACCAATATTTTTGATACTCTAACCATAGTTCCAAGTGTTTGATGGGACAATAGTTATCATATGTTAAAGAATCTTTTGGAGACTTAATAGGGAATGAGAATATAGTAGTATGTTCAGGGCTATGTGAGCAGGTTTCATAAGGAATACCTTTATCAACCATAAAGGAACACAGAGGATTTTGTGTATCGATTCTTACTCGTCGTATATAATACTCAGAGAATCTTGGATGGATTCCAGAGGATGTACCAGCTACACATGAGGTGGTTCCCGAAGGTTTACAGCAAGTGATAGACTTTGATGTACCTATACCAAGCTTTTCTGCCCACTCTTTATTGGTTTCTCTAGCCAATTCCTTTAGTTCAGTAAGTACTTCACGTAATTCAGGTGTATTAGTAGACATAAGTTTATTGTCATAGATACCTGTAAAGGATACACCTAACAAATATTCATCTTCACAGTTAGTTTTCCACTCTGGATCTAAATAAGTAAAGCGAGTACATGCTGACTGAACAGTACCTAAGATAGTAGCATGCTTAACCTTTTGTCTAAGTGTAGCTAAGTTATCATAGGGTCTGATAACTACCTCACTTAAGTTACAGAATTGTTTAGGTCTAAGGATTATCTCACTGCAAGGATTAGTACCCCAAGAAGATTGGGTTCTACCAGCCTTGTCGGCAATCATAGACATAGCTTCTCTATTACAGATACCCCTCTCACCTGAGCGTGAGTCATATAGAGTAGACCATTCTTCCATGAATCTACCAAGCGAGGGCTTTTCTGTGTATACTGCAGAGTTATTAGACAATGCTCTGTGTCCATCCATTTCCCACCACGGACCTGTCTTAGCTCTAGCCATCTCTCTGTCATCTAGATCAGATAAAGATATAAGAGCTGATCGTCTAACACCACCAGATATAACAATCTCTCCTACCATACACACTATATCATGTACTTCCAAGGAAGTAAGCTTCCTGCCTTCAGCACCATAGAATAACTTAACTACAAACTTGAATAGTTTTTCGAGTGGGTCAGGTCCAGAAGCTCTACCACCAAAGGTCTTAAGTCTAGCACCCTTGGGGCGTACTCTAGATACATCCCATGTGGGGTGAAAACCACCATACAGAGCTGATAATAAGTCATTAAACGAATCAGCCCACCCAGCACGAGAATCATCTACATCTATAACAAGATTTGTGTTTCTAACTATCTCAGGAATAGATGGTAGTTGAGAGGTTTCATTCTTTTCACAAGAGAATCCTACACCAGTACCACAGCAGAGTATATAAAGAACATCTGAAAGGGATCTAATCGTGTTTATGGGGAGGTATGAACAGTTGTAAAGACACGTATCGTCTACCTCTGCCGCACTTCCCGCTGTCATCAGGGCTCTCATGGAAGGGAAAACTTCTCTGTTGAGGGTAGAAAGACGTATTTCGTCCCACTCTTCTCCTTGTATTTCGGGGAAGCGGTTTCCAAAGTAATCGTAGTATCGGTCTATACATTCTTCCCAAGTTTCTCTCCTCCCGAAATCTTCTTGCCATTTACAATAGCTTCGTGTTACCACAAATCCTTGAAATTGATCCATTTAATTCTCCTTTGTCTTTATGACCCAACTTTAGAGCACCACAACTTAATTTCTTTACTTCTTAAATTATATTCTTTATTGGTTAGTATCTTAACACACCTAGCCATCGCAATAGCTACCTCAGTATCAGACAACCCACAATTTTTTCTTACTCTATACTTTTTGCGGGTGTATAGCTCCATAATATTGGTCTCCCAATCCTTTTTCTCCCACTCTCCTAGCATTGCGAGTGCTTTTTTGGGACCAATTCTCCATAAACCAGGGATGCCATCGGTAGAATCACCCATCATCCATTGTTGACAAAAGAATTTATAAGCTTCTTTGTTTGTAATGTACCTAATATTTTTATCTTTGTTGGGATTATAGTGCCATCCATTAGTACCCTTAAGATCTTTATCTATAGTAACAGCAATATGAGTACCCTTACTAGCATATATACCTAGGATATCATCAGCTTCTAGGCTGGGCAATAGCTTACACTTGTAGTTTTCTTGTATCCAATCACGAACATCTTGTAAATACTCTGGAACATAAGAATCTTCTCTGTTAGCTTTGTATAAAGCCCATTGCTGTCTTCTAAAGTTATCCTTTCGGGTACAAGATAAGGCTATATCAATTTTAGACACACCATCTGGTGTCCACTGTTCAATGAGAGAGTCTAGTTTAACTGGAAAGTGATCGGGATCATTAGCTTCAGCCCAGAAAGCAGTATGATATACTAGGATATCTCCATCAAGTATAGTCTTCTTCGGGATCTTCTTCATCCTCCTCCTCCTCTTCGATAGCACCTAGTAGCAATAGATCAATAAGATCGGTAATAGCTTTAGTTATATCCTCTATATGTTCATCATAGTCAGATACAACTGTTCCATTTTCTGGTTGAATACCACACCAAACAGGAACTAAAGAAGATACCTTGTCTTCGAACTCTCCTTCGTGACCTTGATTCTTTATGAAGTATTGAAATACTTTTCTAAGATTATTGGATCCACTGCTATCTATAATCTTAGCCATGTTTTCAGAATCGTGCTCTCTCCACTCCACTTTATCTACTCCTCTGTCACCATAAGAAAGAAAGATTAAAGTAGCTTTATATTTTATTCCAAGCCTTACTTCATTAGGATACCTGCAATCGTCTGCAATTATACATCGTTCCCAGTACTTAGTACCTTTCTTTATATCCTTTCTCTCTTCTTTTCTAATGCTGAGCATCTCTTCTTCGAAAAGGTTTACCCAATGGTCTGGGTCTTGTCTTCTTTTACCAGCACCTATTCGCTGACAAAACCTTCTATATTTTTCTGGATTCTCTTTCTTACCATACCCCCTATCTTGTGCTATCTCCTTAAGAGGGCTAGCAAAAGATAATAGCTTAGGAATTAAACCTAATTCAAATGCTTTTCTGGCAATTATGTTTGCGAGAGTAGTCTTACCTACCCCAGCTTGTCCAGCAATTAGTATTAATTGCATTGCTTTAACTCCTTGTATAGTGTCTTTGGTTCTATGTGATTCTTTACTTTGAAACCACATAATCTTAATAAATAACAGGTTATTAAAGCACACGATGGAGGTAATAACCTTGGAAATAAATACCTTCCAATAAAATACCAGAATAATAAACTCCTAGCATCACCGATGTAAGGATTCTTTAGAAAATCTGTTAGTTGTTTTATAGATACACTTGCTTCACCCATATCTATAGTAGCAATAGTTTTAGGGTATAACCTTTCTATAACAGCACGATCTACAAACTTAGCTCTATGTCTTTTATCAGAAGCTAATTCAATTATCTCCCCGTCTCTTTCTAATATTATGCTACAATGATGTATTTTTGTCTGGGTTAATAATGAAATAAGTTTAGTCCTTCTGTCTACTGACCTATCATAAAATACAACAGAAACTTTAGTTGGTAATAATACATACATCAATGGCACTCCGACCAGTTGTTTCCAATGTGGTACTCACCTGCCATTTGAACATGGCAATCAAGTTCATACCCAGCATCAATTATAGCATCAGTACCAAGCCTACCCACATCATCAGCTATCTCTGGTTCACATTCTAGTTGCCATTCATCATGAACAGTAGCCATAAAAGCTACACGATCTTTATATTTCTCTAGGGATTTAGAGAACTTAGTCTGTGCTAGCTTCATAAGTATGGCACCATCACCCTGAATCTGTACGTTTAGTGCCTTATGTTTAGCTCGACAAGGAACTTCTCTACCATCAAGTAAAGTTATAGTATTCTTCTTAGCTACTTGAAACTGACAGTTATCAATAAGATTCTTAAGAGCTGGCATGTTATCAAAGAATTTATTCTTTATTACCTTACCTTCTTTAGCTCTCTTACCTACAATCTTACCAATCTTTCCATCACCAGCCCCATAAATCAAAGCATAGAAGAATGTTTTAGCATCGGCTCTGGTTTGTAATCCAGCAGCCTTCTGATTAACTGTATGTATGTCTCCATTCAACACAGTTTCACCATAGTTTCCATCATCCCACCTAGCCATACGATTAGCTAGTAACCTTGCCTCTAGTCCTGAAGCATCAATACCTATCTGAACCCACCCTTCTCTAGGAACAAACAGTGCACGAGTTCTAGAATCTCCTGATACCTGTTGTAGGTTGGGTTGGCTAGCAGTCATGCGTCCAGTAACAGTACCTTGTGTATTAATATAGCCATGTATGCGACCGTCTCTAGAGCTAACAGCCCTAAGAATCCAATCAGACAACTGACTAAGCATCTTTATTGTATCAAAATATCTTACTAGAGTCTTAGCTTCAGGATACTTAAGTTCCTTTAGTACTTTAGAATCTACTTTAGGATTACCTTTATCTGTCTTAGGTCCTATCCACCCATACTTATTATATAATCTATCAGCGATCTGTTTACGAGAGGCAGGATTAAAGAAAGTAGTTCTATCCTTAAGACGCTTACCTGTTTTTTCAGACCATCTTTCTTTTACTATAGGTGGAAAGGTCTCAGACATCTGATCTTCAATAAGAACTTTCTCCATTAATAAATTATACTCAAGCATATTAGCAGCTTCTAGATTAAAACCAATACCATTAGACATTTGATCAGATATAATCTTAGCTACATCATGCTCAAGTTTAATAGATTTGGGGTAGTCTACTAAGAAACCTGATTTAATTTGGTACTCAAATATTTTCTTTGTGACAACTGTGTCTTGTCTACAATACTTAACCATGTCGGGGTGGTATTCATTAAAACCTAAATCATATTGTATCTTCTGACACTTTAAGTATTCACCCCAAGCCCTAAGAGAGTTGCCACCAAAGGGGTGATCTCTCCTGTCGGGATACATTAGTCTAGATACTATAAGAGTATCATATAGTTTTGTATCTATCTCCCCGTACAATCTTTCTAGCAAAGGTATATCGTATTGAATAATATTGTGTCCTATTAAAACACTAGCCGATCTTAACAGCTCAATACCTTCTTCCATCTCGTGTTCTAAGAACGTATACATCTTCCCTGTATCTACATCCATAGCACACATGCACCACACCCTAGTAGCTTCTATGATAGGTACTTCCTTTTCAATAGTTAGCTCAGCCAAACCATTTCCTTCAATATCAAATACTAATTTCATTCTTTATCATCTTTCATCTACATTATCTATAGCTTTATTAATATCCACTCCATCTATGTCGAGGAAGTGAACTAAATTTTCAATCGTTTCTTTAGGATCATCTAGTATATCTTCAAAGTAGATAACTATATAAGGTACCTCATTATCTACTGCCCATTTATCAATAACAAAATCATGTAGCCCTAGTTTATTCTGCATATCATACATGTTCATGCCTCTGTATACATCTGTGAAGGGACAATCTAATTTGTTTTCATCAGCAATCTCTATATCTAGACGAGATAAATCATACATGCTTTCCGCTTGTCTTACAGTATCATACCGTTTACATATGATTACTTTCTCGACCTCTTGTGAATTTACTTTTAACATAAACTCACCCATTAATTTGACCACATGACCCTTAGTTGTACCTTTATATTCTCCATGACATATATCAAATAAAGTATACATATCTAGTTCCCAATAACCTTTAGGATTAAAGTCTTTAGCTCTTCTGTCTTGTTCTTTTGTTATCTTAATATCATCAGCTTTATCTTTATGATAGCCACCCCACAAACAATGTTCATGCACCTTATACTGGGGCTCCCCTATTAAGGGAACACCCAGAAGGTGCAGGGTTTGCATCATTAAGCTACTACCACAACGACCTGCTCCAGTAACCAGTATCAATTATTATCCCAATCGTACACTAGTTCACCATCAGCATCAAAAGCAAAGCTTAATTCTCTCATTCTACCAGTACCGTGGTCATAGTAAAGACAGGCAGCAACACCGGACTTACCAGTTAGCCTATTCTTTAATACTCTGACAGTAGTAGTATTAGCTATGTTTGGATCGGGGTTTTGTCTGTCCCTTTCCAAAGCAACAACTGTGTTAGGTACACTACTTAGAGAACCAGAACCCCTTAAGTCTTGTAAGGTAATGCGTTCGCCTTCCTCATAAGCCTTGTTGGTTTTCTTTAGTTGTGATACCACATCAATACGAACACCTGTACGTGAGACCA